CCTGACTGAGTACGCTGGTGATGACACGTTCGAGCAGGAACTCTGCATCAAGCGGGTCCGCAACCCCCTCTCTGTATTGATTGATCCGGCGTCGCAAGAGGCGGATGGAAGCGACATGAAGTTCGCTTTCGTGGTCGAGCAGATGACCAAAGAGGATTTTGAGGCCACCTATCCTGGCAAGACGCCGGATGACTTCTCCATGCCGGATGGTGTGGGTGAGTGGTACGGTGAGGAAGTTCGGGTTGCTGAGTACTGGTACGTCAAGGAAGAAGACCGCACCCTCTACATGATGGAGGATGGTTCGGTCATCCCCCAAGCGCGTTACGACGAGTTGAAAGAAGGCGGGATGCTGGAACTCGACTCGTTTGTGGTCGAGAAGCGCAACATCCCCGTGCGGAAGGTCTATCACTGCAAGGTCAGTGGCAAGGAGTACCTGACCGAGCCGCAAGAGTGGTTGGGCAAGTGGATTCCGATCTTCCCGGTCTGGGGCAACGAACTGGATGTCGAGGGGAAAGTCACCCACTGCGGCATCATCCGTCCCGCCAAGGACGCGCAACGCCTCTATAACTATAGCCGTTCGGCGTTTGCGGAACGGGTCGCCCTCACGCCGAAAGCACCTTGGGTTGCGGCTGAAGGTCAGGTTGAGGACTACGAGCAGGAGTGGAACACAGCTAACACCGACAATCATTCGGTGCTGCGTTACAAGCCGACGAGTCTGAACGGTACGCCGGTCCCGCCTCCGCAACGTGTGTCGGCTACCGACATCCCGGCAGGCTTTGCCCAAGACATGCAGATTTCAGAGCATGACATTCAGGGCGCGATCGGGATGTACAACGCCAGCTTGGGCGCTCCGTCGAACGAGCGGTCGGGCAAGGCGATCATGGCGCGTCAGCGGGAGGGTGATGTTGGCACCTTCCACTACCACGACAATTTGAACCGTGCGATTCGGCACTGCGGGCGGGTCTTGGTGGATTTGATCCCCAAGATTTACGACACCAACCGCGTGGTGCGGATTCTTGGCTACGACGGTACGCCCGACGAGGCTCAGATCAATACTGACCTGCCGACCGCCAGCCAGAAGCTTGGCACGAAGATGATCTACAACCTGAACGTCGGAAAGTACGATGTCACGACCTCCACGGGTCCGAGCTACACCACGCTCCGTCAGGAGAAGGCCGAGGTCATGGCCGAGATGGTGCAGGCGGCTCCGCAGTTGATGGGCATTGCCGGCGACCTGATTGTGAAGGCGCAGGATTGGCCCGGCGCTGAAGAGTTTGCCGAACGGCTCCAGATGGCGCTTATTCCGCCCGTCCAGCAGGCCATTCAAGCCAAGAAGCAGTCGAGCGAAAGCCCTGAAGTCTCGCAGGTTCGCGCTCAGTATGAGCAGATGGCGAACCAGGTGGCCGACCAAGTGCAGCAAATGCAAGCCGAGATGCAGAAGTTGGCGCAGGAGAATGCGGCACTCAAGGCTTCGCAAGAGGCGGCGATGCAGGCCAACCAGATCAAGGCGATGGAAGTTCAGATCAAGGAACAGGAACTCCAGATCAAGGCATACGAGGCCGAGACGGATCGGATGAGTGCAGGTCAGGTTCCGCCCTCTCCGCCCGATACCACCGAACTGGAGGCGCTGAGGCTCCAGTACGAGGACCGCTGGAAGCAACTGGAGGCTGAAACCAAGGTTCTGGTGGCTCAGATTGGCGCGGCGTCCAAGGCGCAGGGCGAGACTGAGATGGAGCCAGAAACAGAGCCAGAGAATGACGCCTTGGCCTTGGCGATGCAAGGCTTTACCGAAGCACTCATGCAACTACGCGCTCCGAGGACGGCTACGCTGTCGGATGGGCGTCAGATTCGGGTGGAGTAACCTATGGCAGTCACCTATACCACCGCAGTAAAGAACTCTCGCCTGAATGCCGTGACAACCGCCATCGGCGCGACTGGTGTGCTCGAAATTGGAACCGCCGCAATGGCTTCCGTACTCGCAACGATCAACCTCGCCAACCCCGCCGCTCCCGGTGCAGCAGCGGGCGTGCTGACCTTCACCATGCTGCAGTCGGACGTGAGCGCAGACGCAACGGGCACCGCCGCAGCCGCTCGCATTCGCACCGCATCTGGCGGCACCGACATCGTCACGGGCCTCACCGTCGGACTCTCCGCTGCTGACGTGATCCTCGACAACTTGAGCATCACAGCGGGGCAGACGGTCACGATCAACAGCGCAACGATTACGCACGCATAAGGAGCGACATCATGGCAGTTCAAGTCATCGCAGCAAGTTACACGGACGGCCCCGCGCTCACCGCAGCAGCGGCGGCCTCGTGCGTCCCGACCTACGTCCCGACCACGCTGCCGGCAGGCTACTGGCAGATCGGTCGCATGTGGCGTGTCACTTGGGCCGGTCGAATCTCGTCTGCTGTGACGACTCCAGGCACAGCGCGTTTCGACATTCGACTTGGCGGCGTGGTCGCGTTCGATTCTGGGGCTATTGCATTGGATACAACAGCCAGAACGAACGTCCCGTTCATATACCAAGCGCTACTCACTTGCCGCGCCGTTGGAAGTGGTACTTCGGCAAACATCATTGGTCATGGGGTTTGGATTTCGCAGGATGCGTCCGGCGAACACGCCCACGGCAACGCGGTCAACTATCCGAGCGGCGCACCTGCCGTCGGTACAGGGTTCAATAGTCAGTCTGCACTGACGCTTGACAGCTTTTTCACTCAGACCGTGGCGACGGGTTCCATGACCCTGCATCAGTTCTTGATTGAGCAGTTGACGCCGTAAGGTGATGTGATGCCGATGATCCGCGTGCCGATGGATGATCCCGCCTTGTTCTACATTCAAGGCGAGCAGATGCGGGCAGAGGCATTCATTGATCCTGTGCTGTCAGTCGCATTCCCTGCGCCGATGTTGGCAGGATCGCTTGACGCCGCAAACGCACCCATAGTTCCCGTGCTTGGAGGCAACAACGATGTGACGCTGATCGGCATGATCCCCGATGGCATCATGAACCTCCCGCAACTCGACAAGAACGCGACGGGCAAGCAGATCAGGGCGAACGCTTGCATCGCCACGCACTTCGGAACCTTCGTCGATTTCGGTCGCGGCCTGCCAATCATCAATACGCTGCCGACGCATACCGGGCGATGGTCAATCACAGGGCAGACGAAAGACAGCGCGGGTGCAGCACTCGGCAACTGCCGTGTGATTGCCTTCGAGACGGGTCGTATGGGCGTCGATGGCGTCGAGGCCACGGTCGGAGAAACGATCAGCGACGGGTCGGGGAACTACACAATCAGCGCATCGTTGAACGTGCACCACCAGCTTACCGCTTATAAACCCGGAAGCCCTGATGTGGCAGGTATTACCCGGAACGATGTAACTCCGATCGCCGCAGGCTGATATGTCCGATATTTTCCTCTATACGGGGGAGTCGAACCCTGCGGACATAAAGCTCCGCGACCCGACCACGTCGGGCAGTACGCCGGGAACGATCACCGGAACGATGGCCGCCGCCGAGGCCGGGACCGACACCTTTGCCGGATCATGCGATGTGTTCGTGCAGGGTTCGCTCGCAGCATCAGAAACCGGCGCAGACACATTTTCCTCAACCGGAGATGTTGTTGTCCAAGGTACACTTGCAGTGTCGGAGTCTGGCTCAGATACACTCGCGGCAAGCGGGACGGTTGGTTCTGTGGCCGTTACCGGCGATTTGGCTGCGACTGAAACCGGGTCTGATACCTGCGCCTTCAGTGGGACTGTCACCACTGCTCCACAAGCAGAAGATGGGGTTGTTGGCGGCGGCGGGATCATCCGCAAGCAGAAGAAATCCCCTGCCAACTTCGGCTACCCCCTCGACGCACGGAGGTCTGAGCGACACGTACCAAAGACTGCGAAGAAGATTATCGAGCGGCTTGCGGAGAAGCAGGTCGAGGAAAGAATCCGGTCAGGCTTTGAAGAGCAACTGGTCGCGGCTCTGGATGCTGCCGAACTGGCCTATCGGGAGTTCTACCTTGAACTGCTCCAGATCGAGCGCGAGAAGCTGATTGACGAACAAATCAAGGCGCTCTTTGAACTCAAGCGGTTGCAGGACGAGGAAGAAGAAGTCTTGGCAATGCTGCTTTTGATGTGACATGGAGCAACTAATGGTAGGCGTCAAGCGCAACGAAGCCTTCAAGTTCCTCGACAAGCGCGGCTGGTTTGTCGAGCAGGTGACTTCGACCGGCCTTGAGGCTATGGGGTTCCGTCCGGGCTACCTCCAGATCAATACGGTCTACTCTGTTGGCAAGGTCTTGCGCGGGATGCACCGCCAGAATCAGGCCAAGTACGTCACGGTCCTACGGGGCAGGATTTTCGATGTTGCCTTGAACCCTGAGACTTCTGAGTGGGTCGGGTACGAGCTTCGTGAAGGTCAGTCCCTCTACATCCCTCCTCAGTACGCGCACGGCTACCTTGTCCTGAGCGACGAGGCTCTTGTTCAGTACGCCGTGGATCGCCCGTACAAACAGAGCGAGGAGGAGATTTTTTCTTGGGACGGGTACGGCATCGAGTGGCCCCTGTGCTTCACGCCGACGCTTTCTGCAAAGGATTCTGTAAGTTAGCAATTTTGATGTAACCCACGCCGGACGGCGGAAACCCTTGGAGTCAAACTGAAATGGAAATCGAACAGGAAGTCGTTGTTGATGCTGGTGCCCCCGCTGCTGCTGCTGAAGCCGAATCGAAGCAGGCCAACCCAATTACGGACCTGAAGCCGGAACCGGAAGCGCCAAAGGCGGAAACCCCGCCAGAGCCGGAAAAGCCCAAAGAGCCGGAAGTCCCGAAGGGGGTCCAGAAGCGCATCGACCGCGCAGTTCGTGAGAAATATGAGGCTCAAGCCCGTGCCAAGATGCTGGAAGAGCGCCTTGCGGCCCTGGAGCAACGCGCCGCACCGCAGCAACAGACCCCCATAAAGGATTCTGAACCCACCATTGACAAATTTGATAACTTTGACGAATATGTGAGTGCGAAGGCGAAATGGATCGCCAAGCAAGAACTTGAATCCACGCTGTCTGAGCGCGAAAAGGCACAGGCGGCGGCTCGCGAGGCAGCGGCTCGGCAACAATCCGTTGAAAGTTGGACCAAGCGCGTCAGCGCCGCCACGGCAGAGATGCCGGACTTCGAGGATGTCATTGCCTCGTCAGATGTTCCGATGACTGATGTGATGCAGCAGTCGATCATGGAGTCCGACATCGGGCCGAAGTTGGCGTATCACCTCGCCACCCACCCGGAAGAAGCCTACAAGATCGCACAACTCCCCCCGATTCGGGCGGTCGCTGCGCTCGGCAGGTTGGAAGAACGTCTTGAAACCGCGAAACCCGCGACCAAACCCACCCAAGCACCACCTCCGGTTCAGCCGGTTGGAACTCGCGCCACAGCGTCGAAAGACCCTGGCAAGATGACCGACGCTGAATACGCGAAGTGGCGCAAAACTAGGGTCTAACGGTCGTAGAAGCAAGACACGAGTTCATACTCGGGAAAGTTCTTGGAAAGGCATCGTAGCCGGAATGTCGGTGCCGGAATGCCCGCAGCACGGGCGGCAGCAGAAACAGATGGATAGGTAACGCCTTGAAACTTGCAAACTGTACTGGGCCTGACTTTATCGAGGTTCTTCCGCTTACGGGCGGCAGACTCGGGATTGTCTTTGACCCCGGTTTTGGATGCGATGAACTTGGCGATGCTTTCAGGGGTGCGCTTGTAGCTCTCCTTTCCTTTGTGATGCAGGCTTGCGTGTTCTGCATGGCTTATCCACTCCAAGTTCTCAACTCTGTTATCGGATTTGTCGCCGTTTTTGTGATGAACGTGAAGTCCATTTTCGGGCTGTTCAATCCAACAAATTGCGATGACTCGGTGCAGAAGAGTCCGACGCCCCATAGTGTAGTACCCGTCTTTTCTTCTCGGCGGATTGAATGGCTGAAGTTTTTTAAGCACGTTTCCGCAGGCCGAAACTGCGTAGATGTGGTTGTAAAAGCGGTATGTGATGCCATCAACTGTCGTTTCGATCATGGCGATACTCCTGTTGGTTGTTGGAGTTCCCATACTAGCAAATTTTAACTGGAGACACAAATCGTGGCCAACACCCTTAAATTTATCGACATGGTTGCGCGGGAAGCCCTCGCAATCGCCCACGAAAAAGCCGCCTTCATCGGCACTGTGGATCGTCAGTACGACGATTCGTTTGGCAAGACTGGCGCCAAGATCGGCTCCACCCTGCGCGTTCGCAACCCGAACAAGTACACCGTCCGCGAAGGCTCGCGTGTCATGGATGTTCAGGATCAGGACGAAGCGACCCAAACCATCACCTTGGCTACGCAGTCGGGTGTTGATATGCGCTTCAACTCGGCTGAACTGACCCTCGACACCGACAGCCCCTCGGAAGTCGCCGCCTTCTCGAAGCGCTACATCGAACCCGCTGCTTCGGTTCTGGTGTCGAAGATCGAGTCGAACTTCCTCACCTACGCCACCAAGGCCACCTACAACCTCGCCGGTACTGCTGGCTCTGCGATTGCCTCGCTGGTTGTTCCGGGTGCCGCCCGTGCCAAGCTGAACCAGGGTCTTGCCCCCAAGGGCGACCGTGCCATTCAGATGGACTCGGTGACGATGGGCGGCCTGGTGAACGGCGTTGCCGCTTACTTCAACCCGTCGAACGCAATCTCGGAGCAGTATCGTGAGGGCATGGTCGCCCGTACCGCGATGGCTGACTACTACGAGAACGAGCGTTGCTACACCGACACCTACGGTTCGGATGTGACGTCTGTTACCATCAACGATGCGACCTTCACTTCTGGCGAATCGACCACGACCATTGCCGGCTCCACCGGCCATGCCGTCGGTCAAGTCATCACGATGGCTGGCTGCTACGCTGTTCATCCCGAAACCAAGGTTGCCTACCCGAACCTGCAACAGTTCGTCATCACCGCTGTTGCCGGCAACGACATCACGATCAGCCCGACCCCGATCACTTCGGGTGCGAAGCAGAACGTGAGCGCCATGCCGTCGAACGGCGCGGCGGTTGTGTTCGCGGGTGCGACTTCGGCCAGCTACGTCAATTCGCTGATGTACCACAAGGACGCCTTCCAGTTCGTGACGGCTGACCTCCCCCTGATGGACGATGCACACAAGTGCACTCGTCGCACTCAGGATGGTCTGTCGATGCGTGTCTGGATGGCTTCGGACATCCGCAACGACGAACTGCTCATGCGTCTGGACATCCTCCACGGGTACGCAGCCCTGCGTCCTGAGTGGGCCTGCCGCATGTTCGGTGCCGCCAACGCCTAACCCCTAGGGGCGGGGTAACTCCCGCCCCACTGCCATTTTTCAAGGAGATACACATGGCTGCTCAAGATTACGAACAGTTGTCCTACGGCGCACCGGCTGGCGCTCAACTCGGATCGTCAGCGACCGAGAAGATCGGCCTCTACGGCGCGACCCCGATTGTCCAGCGTTCCGGCGCTGCCCAGGCGACTTCGCTGCTCTCGACCGCTTCCTCGACCGCCATTGATACGGCGACCAAGGCTGCGATCATCGAGATCATGAACACCCTGACGGCGGTCGGAATTTGGAAGGGTTCGGCCTAACCATGATTGACGGCGATCAAAAGTCGCCGTTCATCAGCAAGCGAGTCTTACATGTCGGATGCGGGAACTCCCCGCTTCCGGCATGGCTTGCCGATAACGTCGAGACTCGTTTTGACATCGACCCGAACTGCAAGCCGGACATCTGTGGCGATATGCGTTGCGCTGCTGATGCTGTTGGCGAGCAACGGTTTGATGTAGTTTTCTCCAACCATGCGGTCGAGCATCTGTACCCGCATGAAGTCGTTTCCGCGCTCCAAGGCTTCAGGAAAGTCCTGAACGATGGCGGCGTGGCGATCGTCATTGTCCCGAACATGAAGGGGATCCAGCCGACTGAAGAAGTCGTCTATGAGTCCAACTGCGGACCCATCACCGGCCTTGATATGTAC